CAAGCTTTTCCTGGTCAAGATCACAGAGCACACATCACAGCACACTTAAATTTTATGTCAACAAACATGGTAAGAAACAATCCTGCTGTCATGGCGTTAATTCAAAAAAATATTTTAGAACATATTAGTTTGATGGCTCAAGAACAGATACAATTAGAGTTCAGAGAGCAGTTAATGCAAATTCAAATGATGCAACAACAAGCTCCAATGAATCCAGAGATTGCACAACAGTTACAATTACTAACTCAACAGATAGAATCAAGAAAAGCAGTGTTGATTGCAGAGATGACAGAGGATTTTATGAAAGAAGAGAAGAAAATTACATCACAATTCGATTCAGACCCACTATTGAAGCTCAAAGCAAGAGAAGTTGACCTAAGAGCGATGGAAAATGAACGTAAAAAAGAAGCTGATCAAAGAAAATCAGAGCTTGATAGAGCAAAATTAGTACAAGCGAAGGATATTTCGGAAGAAAAAATGGATCAGAACGAAAAATTAGCAAAATTACGAGCTGGAGTATCACTTGCAAAGGCTGATAAACCAGGTATAACTGCTATTCAGGTAGAAGAGTAATAAAAGGAACAAAAATATGATAAACTATAAAAAAACAAAACCAGTAAACGTTCCAGAACAGAATGTTGAAGTAGATCCTAGATCTAAAACAACAGCTGATGGTGCTTTTAACGGAATTCCTACAGGAGATAAGGAAAAAGTTAGAGGAACTAAGAGAATGTTAGCGGAAAAAAGCAAAGAAGCTACTTGGTACTAATATGGCTTGGTTCAGTTTAGCAAAAATAGCTTTGCAGGCTGGAAGTAAGATTTATTCCAACCGTCAAAAGACAAAAATGGCGATGTCGGACGCCCAGCTCATGCATGCAGAGAAAATGGCCCGTGGTGAAGAGCAATACCAAGGTAAACTTCTTGAAGCTCGTCAAAACGACTATAAGGACGAATTTGTACTCGTTATAATTTCGGCGCCCATCATTGTTTTAATGTGGGCAGTCATGTCAGATGACCCTGCAGCGATGGAAAAGGTTAAATTATTCTTTGAATACTTTCAATCTCTGCCATCTTGGTTTACTAACTTATGGATACTTGTAGTTGCGTCAATTTTTGGTATAAAGGGTACACAAGTATTTAGAAACGGAGGCAAAAAATAATGTTCAAAAGATTTCAAGCACTTAAACAGGCTTATAAAACTATAACAAGTACAAAACCTAAAAAAATCTCTGATGCTACTAAAAAATTTAAAGCAAGAATAAAAGCAACAGACGAGGGGCTTGATACAGGTATTAAAGAGTTTAAAAAAGATAATCCTAAAAATTTAGTGTCTGATGATCAAATTAAAAAAATAAAAAAAGATAAAAGACAAAAATATAGAGAAGAACAAATAAAAGACTATTTAAGAGAGTCTAAAAAAGCAGGCGGCAGAATAGGTTTCAAAAAAGGAACAGGTAGATCTGGTGTGCCAGCTATGGATATTAAATCTACACCAACTAAAAAATTATCTGAGAAACAAAAAAGAATAGCAAGACTAGCAGGCGACCCTCAAAAAATTGATAAACCTGATTTTGCTAAATTAAGAAACAAAAATAAAAAGAAGGTTATTTAATGGGTAAAGGTTTATACGCAAACATACATGCAAAAAGAAAACGTGGTGGTAAGATGCGAAAGAAAGGTGCAAAGGGTGCACCAAAAGCATCTGACTTTAAAAGAGCAAAACAAACAGCGAGGTCGTAATGACAAAACTATGTCCTAGAGGTAAAGCAGCAGCGAAGAGAAAATTTTCGGTTTACCCAAGCGCATATGCTAACGCCTACGCCAGCAAAATTTGTGCAGGTAAAATAAAAGATCCATCCGGTGTAAAAAGAAAAGATTTCAGAGGACCTAAACCAAGTAAAGCTATGGGCGGTAGAATATACAAAGCCGGTGGTGGAGTTGCAGAAGCAGCTGCAATGTTAAGAAGAAAAGGTTTAAAAAGAGGTGGCGGTGTCTGTATCAGAGGAATGAACAGAGAAGCTATCGGCAAAAATTCATAATACAATGGCTGGCCTAAAAACATGGTTCGATCAAAAATGGGTAGATATTGGGAGCAAGCGAAAAGATGGATCGTTTGCAAAATGTGGCCGTTCAAAACAAAAAGCGGACGCGAAACGGAAGTATCCAAAATGCGTGCCCCTTGCCAAAGCCACACGAATGAGCGACTCGCAAAGGGCGAGTGCTGTCAGACGAAAGAGAGCAGCAGGTAACACAGGACCTAAACCGACTAACGTAAAAACATTTGCAAAAAGAAAAAAAGCAATGATGGGTGGTTTCATGGGTAGAAGAATGGGTATGAGATAATGAGAAGACAGGATAGACAACCACCAAAAACTAAAAAGTATTTCAGATCTACAAAGTCTGGAGCAGGGATGACTAAAGCCGGAGTCGCCCGATATAGAAGAGAAAATCCCGGTTCAAAACTAAAAACAGCGGTCACTGGCAAGGTCAAGTCAGGATCAAAAGCTGCGAAGAGACGTAAGTCCTTCTGCGCGAGAAGCGCCGGCCAAATGAAAAAATTTCCAAAAGCTGCAGCAGATCCTAACTCAAGACTAAGACAGGCACGCAGAAGATGGAAATGCTAAATGCAATTAGAAACAGTAATCAATCGTTTAATTAAACACATAAATAGACGCACAGAAGAATTGTCAATAGCCGTAACGTCCGGAGGTATTGACAGTATGACAAAATATAACTATATAATAGGACAGATAACAGCCCTAGAGGCAACTAAACAGGAACT